TTGGTGAACAATGGTTTGTTGTATGATCTGATGAAAAGTTTCTTACAAGATTATGATGTTTGCCAATTGGAATGGTTTGACCAAATAATTATTCAACGATTATCGCCTAAAGGTGAAAGATTGTTTTGGGTGTAAACGCTTATTATGATTAAAGTCATTTATAAATTCCTGGATGATTGTTTTTATTTTCCACAGCTACAAGGGCAAGTGTTTTACCAATTGCATCACATCTTCACTTCACAAGTCCCTTATATAAGTTTTGTTGATCTCGATCATATCCAAAAGGTGATCATGATTTGGATGAACTATATATGCATCGCAGTTTATGCAACCAAGTCTAGGTGGTCTGGTGGTTGCATTGCATATATGGTTTAGTATTTATTTCGCAGACTGATTTATCCTGTTATGCATGAATTTAGTGTTTTTAACTGAATGATTATCTCGCTTGGGTATTTGGTATTAATGGTTTTGTTGCAAACCATTTTCCTGGTATATGATATTCAATCAAGTTTATTATAAAGGGGTTCACTTATGAGTTTCGCCAGGAATAGGTATCACAGAAAAAGTTGTTTACCATTTTCAGGGATTTGATAGAAACTCAACCATGAAAAAATTTCTAGTGATTTTTTCTTGAAATTTTGATTGAATTCTACTATAATATAATTAGATTACCAAGGAAATATATTTGTAGTTTGTGAGTTCATGAAAATTCATTCCAGTTTGGTTATATGGGATATGATAGATCACTCATGCACTAGGGTTTTTAAGTCAGTGTTAGTGATAAACATGGAAAATTTTTCTTGACTTTTTCATAATTCAATTTATAATTAATATAAAAGGAGTTTGTGAATGACTGAGAAAGTATTGAATACTGCTGAAGTTGCAGATCGTTTTGGTCTAACCAGGGGGAGGATCATTCAGCTTATTCATGCTGGTGTGATACCTGCGGAAAAGTGGGGTCGTGATTATCAAATTCTTGAAGAGAATTTGAAATCAGCAAGTTGGTCAAGGAAGAAGGGTAAAAAGCTTAAGAAAGCTGTATTATTGCGCTTCCCACCTCCACCTCCACCTAAGCGTTAGGTTATGATTACTAGAAGAGCATATAAGAGTGAGAAAAGGGGGCGTGGTCGTCCCAAGGGTAGTTATGGCAAACATGTTAAGACTGGTGAGGGCAAACGTGTTAAGGCTGGTGAGGGCAAGAAAAGGGGTCGTCCCAAGGGTAGTTATGGCAAACATGTTAAGACTATCGTTAGGGAACAGATTATACAGGATTGTAAGGCATTAGCTGAAAGTCGTGCATTGCGGTTGACTTCAAGGATTCTTGATGAGGAGGCACATCTGGCTTTCTCTGATATCAGGGAGATTTTTGATGAGAATGGTGAAGTGTTACCCCCACATAAGTTGCCAGATGAGGTGGCACGTGCCGTGCAATCAGTCAGGCGTATTGAGCGCACTGTGCCTAGAAAAGATGATGATCCCATTACAATAGTAACTTTTGAATATAAGTTTTGGGATAAATCATCTGCATTAGAGCGTCTTTCAAGGCACGTCGGTTTATATAAAGCTGATAATGAGCAAAAGCCTTCAACGCGTATTAATTTGCAGAAGATTGATATCAATCTTCTGAAGAAATTTAGTGATAATGAGTTGCAGGTTTTAGCCAAGCTTGGTATGCAATTGAATGATGATAATGTTGCTTTGCCAGATGTAATTGATATTGGGCGTGAACAAAATGAGTGTTGCGAAACAATTATTGACCAAACAAATCATCCAGTGTCCTGAGTTGGCGATTAGGGAACTTTGCAACAGGAATTTTTATTATTTCCTGGAGCACTTTTGGAAAGCGATTTCATCTGATGAATTTGTGCCGAATTGGCACATTGAGTATTTATGCAATGAATTACAAATTTTGGCTGAACGTGTGTCTTTGAAAGAGCCAAACAAGTATGATCTGATTATCAACGTTCCGCCGGGAACAACCAAAACCACAATTTGTTCGATTATGTTTCCTGTTTGGTGTTGGACAAGGTGGCATTGGATGAAATTTATTACCGCTTCATATTCTTCAATTCTTTCCTTGGAGTCTGCTGAATTTTCACGAGATTTGATGAGATCTCATGAGTTTCAATCTATCTATCCAAATATTGCAATAAAGAAAGATAAGGAGGGCAAATCAAATTATCGCATAGTTAAAATTGATGGAAACAAGATTGATGTTGGTGGTGGTAGGTTGAGTACTTCAGTTGGGGGCTCTGTAACTGGATTTCATGGTCACATATTGATTATTGATGACCCACTTAACCCAGGCCAAGCTGCTAGTGATTTGGAGACTGCTAATGCAGTTCATTGGTTTGATCAAACATTATCAACCAGAAAAACTGATAAGAGAATTACGCCGACTATTTTAATTATGCAAAGATTGCATCAGAATGATCCATCTGGTCATTTGTTGAACAAAGAAAAAATAAAGGTGAGACATATATGTTTGCCTGGTGAGATAATTAGTGAAGGTTATGCTGATAATGTGAAGCCATCTGAATTGAAGAAAAGATATGTTAATGGTTTGCTCGATCCAGCAAGGCTTGATTGTGATGTTCTCGCTGATTTAGAGGAGCGTTTGGGACAATATGGTTATGCTAGTCAAATCGGCCAGAGTCCTACTCCCCCAGCTGGTGGCATGTTCAAGGTTGACTTTTTTATCGTTGTTGATCATATCCCACAAGGTATTTTGCATTCTGTTAGGTATTGGGATAAAGCGGGAACGTCTGCTAGAGCTGCGAAAACTGGTTCAGCTTGGACTGTTGGTGTGAAAATGCATAAATTGAAAGAGGGGAAATTTATTATATCAGATGTCAAGCGTGGTAGATGGTCATCTGATGAGAGGGAACGCGTAATTAAGAATGTTGCTGAGGCGGATGGTAAGGATGTGATTGTTTGGATTGAGCAAGAGCCTGGTTCTGGTGGGAAGGAAAGTGCTGAGGCAACTATTAGAAATCTTGCTGGTTTTTCAGTTTATTCTGAAAGACCGACTGGTGATAAGGTTCATAGGGCTGATCCATATTCCGTTCAGGTTAACAATGGTAATGTGATGCTTATGAGGGGTGATTGGAATAATGAATTTATTGATGAACATAGATATTTCCCATATTCAAGATTTATGGATCAGGTTGATGCAGCAGCTGGTGCGATGAATAAATTAACAAAAAGAAGGATTGCAGGCCCACTGTTATCACAAAAACATAAAAAATAATGTCAGGGCTTAATTTTTTTCTTTACGGGATGAAAATTTTAGTTTATAATTACTGAAATGGATGTATATTCAGCGTTAATTGCTAGAGCTGCAATACTTGCTAAACTGGGTTATCAGTATAGTGGTGATCGTGATATATACACTGCTTTGGGTTATAGCACGACATTAACTTATGATGACTATCTAGCTCAATACACACGGCAGGATATTGCTAAAGCGATAATAGATCGACCGGTTAAGGCTACTTGGCGGAATGGTTTTTCTATTGTTGAAACTGAAGATTACAGAGATACCCCACTTGAACAGACTTTCCGTGAATTAAGCACTAAATTGTCACTTTCTCAAAAGTTTTCACGTCTTGACAGATTAACTGGAATCGGTAAATATGGTGTTCTGTTATTAGGTTTGAGTGATGTGAAAAGAGTTAGTGACTGGGAGAAGCCAGTAAGTGGTGTTGGGCATGATTTGTTGTATGTTATGTCTTATGGTGAAGGCAGTGTGAAAATTTCTGAATACGTTACTGATTCATCCAATGAACGTTATGGCCAGCCGCTTTTTTATAGTGTGTCAGTGCAAAATTTGAGTACTAATACTTTTCATACTTTGAGAGTTCATTGGTCAAGATGTATTCATGTGATTGATGATCCATTGGAGTCAGAAATAGAGGGGACACCTAGATTAGAAGCTGTATTTAATCGTCTGAAGGATTTGGAAAAGGTTGTTGGTGCATCAGCGGAAATGTTTTGGCGTGGTGCTCGGCCTGGTTATCAGGGCAAGGTTGATCCTGAATATACATTAACACAAGAGATGAGAGATGAATTGCAAGAGCAGGTGGATGAGTATGAACACAATTTACGCCGTCTGTTGTTGTTGGAGGGCATAGAGTTAGAGGGTCTTAATCCGCAGGTTGTTAATCCACTTCGCCATGTTGACATACAAATACAAATGATATCAGCTGCAACTGGAATACCAAAACGTATTTTGACTGGTAGTGAAGTTGGTGAATTGGCATCAACAGAGGACAAGAATCGTTGGTTTGAATTGATTGAATCACGCCGTTGTGGTTTTGCTGAATGGTCGATAATTAGGCCCTTCATTGATAGATGTATAGAGTATGGTGTTTTGCCATCACCAAAAGAGAAGTATTGTGTTAGGTGGCCTGATTTGTGGACTATGGGTGATAAAGAAAAAGCTGAAATTGGTAGAATCAGGGCAACAGCGCTGAAAGAATATTCATCTATGCCATTTGCTGAGTCAGTTGTTCCACCTGGTGCTTTTTTGAAGGTGATTATGGGGTTGCGTTCTGAAGAGATTGCTTTGATTGAGGAACACAAGCAAAATGAGTTGCTTGAGGAAGAATATACTCCTGGCGAAACTTTGAGGCCTGATGAGGAGTTGTGATTTTGGCACTTCCCGCTGAGAAAATTGACATTTTCAGTAGAACAATTCAATATGATCCTTCTCGTACGCTTACATTGCGCAACATTTTTGCAAGAAATATGCGGAAACGTTTTATTAAATTGAGGGGATTGATAAGGCGTGCAATAGTAGATGAAGATTGTTTTGGTTTACTTCCTAGGCGTTATCAAACACTGGGTAATAGGGCATTTGATTTCCCCCGTTCTGGTGATAAGGTCGTTGCATTTATGCAGTGGTTGCGCCAAATGATAGATGATGGTATTCTTGAAATTGTTGAAATTAGACAGTTGGGAACTGCTATTGAGCAGGCTTGGACAAATTTGTATGTGAAGGATTCGTATGAACGTGGTGTGATACGTGCGCGCTATGAACTAATTAAAGCAGGTTATCCGGTGCCAACTCTTGAGATGACTGGTGGAATAGCCGCTTCAATGTCATTACCATTTCATGTTGATAGGCTTGGATTGTTGTTTACAAGGGTTTTTTCTGATTTACGTGGTATAACTGCTGCGATGGATATGCAAATTGGTCGTGTGCTTGCGCAAGGTATAGCGGATGGTTTGCATCCAAGACAAATCGCCACAAATTTAACTAGAACAATTAGTGGGCCAGTTGGTGATTTAGGAATTACTGATATTTTGGGTAGATTTATACCAGCACAAAGAAGAGCTGAATTGCTTGCTAGAACAGAAATAATTCGGTCTTATGCTGAAGCATCGTTGCAAGAATATAAGAATTGGGGAGTGGTTGGTGTTAAGGTAAAGGCTGAATTCAGGACCGCTGGTGATGATAGAGTTTGTCCAATTTGTGCTAGTATGGAAGGGAAGGTTTTCACTTTGGATGAAGCAAGTGGAAAAATTCCAGTCCACCCACAATGTCGTTGCATATGGCTTCCATTGGATGTTACGGGTTAAATGATGTCTGATAGCGTTTTTATTCGAGAAAATCATGAGGATATGGTTACTAATAGGCGCTATGGAAAGTTGACTATTCAATATGAAGCTGGTAGAGTTGTGGTGATAAAGAAAGAAGAGACGTTGAAACCGAAAGAATTGATTGAAAGAAAGCGTGTTGTTAATATAAAGTGAGGTAATGGCTATTCAGACAATGAAGGCCGGTTTTGCCATATAATGGTAACCGGCCTTCTTTTGGTTAAGGGGTTGGAAATGCCTTGGACAGTTGATGATGTTGATCGTTTCAATCATGGTTTGAGTGAGCAGCAGAAAAAACAATGGGTAGCGATAGCTAATTCTGTGTTAGAGCGTTGTTTGAATGATGGTGGCGAACAAGAGGAATGTGAGGCGTTGGCTATCAAACAGGCGAATGGGGTCATTGGTCATGGGGGTGTAAGTAATCATTATCGTAATCCAACTAGAAATTATGAGATTAGGTATGAAATGCATCAAAGGCGAAGACACATGGTGGTCCCAGTTGTAATGATGACTGAGGGTGTTCACCATGGGAGCCATGGCCCTTTACTTCATTTAGCTGATGATTTGGCTAAATTTCCTGGCGCTTGGAATGGGATACCGATTTCTGTACACCATCCTGAAGAAGATGGTGTGAGTGTATCCGCTAATCAGCCTGAAGTTATTGATAGTCAGGTGGTTGGTAGGGTTTACAATACGGTTTTTGATAATGGAAAATTGAAAGCGGAGGCTTGGATTGATGAAGAATTGATTAAAAATGTTTCACCAGAAGCTTATCAGTATTTGTTACTTGGCAAACCTCTTGATGTGAGTATTGGTGTGTTTACAGAAGAAGAATACAAATCTGGTGAGTGGAATGGTGAATATTATGAGGCAATCGCACACAATCACAGACCAGACCATTTGGCGCTGCTACCTGGTGGTGTTGGTGCTTGTTCATGGGCTGATGGTTGTGGTGTGCGCATTAATGAGGAGGGTGGAATGAAAATTTATGGGCTTGAGTACAATGGCACTGAGAGTACTGCTTGGAGTTCGCCTACTCTTGGTGATTTTGGTGTTGATGGGAGGTGGGAAGATTTAAGTCAAACTGAGAGAGCCAGAATTGCTAATCATTACCTAATTGGTTCTGCTGATGCAATAAGGTTTGAGGAACTGAAATTTCCTGTTGTTAATCCAGAAACAGGAAAGTTAAATGAAATGGCTTTGCGTGCGGTGATAAGTGGGCGTGGTGCACAAGCCAACATCCCAACTTCACAGCGGCGGAGTGCTAGGCGTACTGCTTACCGCTTGTTGAATTCGGAGTTTGATGCTGGATTGGAAATTCCAGATAATCTCAGTGAGATGATCAAGGAGTTGGTTCACCTTGGATTCTCCGTTAATGAATTGGGTTATATGGATATTTCTCAAAGAATCCAAGATGAATTGGATCAGATGGATGATGATGTGAAAGTTCATTTTCTTGAACAGTGTTATGATGATTATTTTGTTTATCGTGTTGATAGACGTGACAATCAGCCATCTGAGTTCTACAAGTGTGCCTACTATGTTGATGGGGAATCAATTGAATTTGTTGGTGATCCAGAACTAGTGGTCAAAAAGATTGAGTATGTAATGATGAAAAAAGAGGGAGAGAAGGAGGGTAAGGTTATGCCGAAAAAGCATGAGAAAGAAGAACAAGGGGTCCCTTGTTGTCCTGAAAAAGTTGAGTTGCTCATTCAGGATGAGCGTACTCATTTTGAGGAGGCAGATAGGGAATGGTTGCTTACTTTGGACGAAAAACAAATTGCCAAACTAGAACCAATTGATGTTCTAGTTCATGAACAGGAAATTGAGAAACAGCGTGAGGAGCTCCTCAAGATGAGTCAGGAACAAGCTGTCAAAGTGCTTGAGGAAAAATTCAGTGATCCGCAGAAAGCTATGTCGCTGTTTCCGAGAGAAATTCGTGAGCAGATGGAGCATGGCTTGCGACTTTACAGGCAGCATCGCTCCGAAACTATTGAGCACATCCTTGGTAATACTGACGTGTTTACTAATGATGAGTTGGAGAATAAACCAATTGACGAGCTGGAAAAGTTGGCGAGGGCTATTAAGCCTAAAACTGATTTCAGTCTAGCTTCTCCAGTTACCCATAAGATTCATGAGCAGGATATTCTTCTGCCTATGGGAGTTGAGTAAATAAATTTGAAGGGAGATAAATAATTATGGCTTACAATACCATTAAGTTAAAGAAATATCTGGATGTCGTTGAGGAGTTCGTGGCTGCTGAAGCTATTACTCCGGGAATGCTTATTGAGATCGACAGTAATGGCAAAGTTCAGAAGCATGCTACTTCTGATGGTGATGCTGTGCCTATGTTTGCCCTTGAGGATGAACTTCAGGGTAATGGTATCACTGATGCCTATTCTGCTGCTGATCAGGTTCAGGTTTGGGTCGCCCAGCGTGGTGAACAGGTTTATGCCCTGTTGGCTGACGGTGAGAACGCCAGTATTGGTGATTTCTTGGCATCCAATGGTAATGGTTATCTGAAAGTTTATGCTATGTCTTCTGGTGGTGCTGAGTATCCTCAGAGCATTGTTGCGGTTGCACTTGAGGCGGTTGATCGCAGTGGCTCTAGTGGTGAGGATACTAACGTTACTGGTCGTATCAGAGTTATGGTTGTTTAAATCATTTAAATGAAGGGAGAGAAACTCATGGTTAACGTTGATTTCATCAGTCATAATGCTATTCAGGGTCCTCTGGCTTCACACATTCATGGTGGTCGTCTTGATGTGGGGCGTTTGCGGCCTTGGCTTGGTGATGATGGTAAGGTTTATGTAACTGCTTATAAGGGTGGTGATCCCAAGAAGCGTGAAAACTACAATGCGGTTCAGGTTTATCGTGATGAACTGAGAACTTATGCAACGCTACGTCGTGATGAGTGGAAACAACTTGATGAGGCAGTGTTGCGCATTAGTGAGACGCGCCTTAGTGGTATTCAGGATTTGATTGCCAACAACTTGGTGTTCAATCTGAATAATGCTATGGGCACCACGGTGTTGGAATGGCATGATTTATCCGACGCTATGGAAGCTTCTTTGACCATGGACGGGGTTACCCGTAGTGTGGGTGATAGACCATCCTATGGCACCAATTATTTGCCGCTGCCGATTATTCATGTGGATTATGAGATCAATGCTAGGGTGTTGGCAGCTAGCCGCAGTTTAGGCAATCCACTTGATACCACTTCCGCTGAGAGGGCGGCCCGTAAGGTCAATGAGAAGCTTGAGCAATTGCTTTTTACTTCTACTTCTTATACCTTCGGTGGTGGCACCATTTACTCTTATCTGAATCATCCTGATCGTAGTACTGGTTCGTTGACTGCTTCATGGGCAACTGCCACTGGTGCGCAGATTTTGGGAGATGTTTACAATATGAAGCAGGCTTCCATTAATGCTTATCATTATGGGCCTTGGATGCTATATATTCCTATGGCCTATGAAGTTGCTATGGACAAAGATTATGATAGTACTACGCCAGGCACCACTGTGCGTGAGCGTATCCTCAAAGTTGAGGGGATTATGGGAGTGAAGGTCATCGACACTTTGACTAGCGGTAATGTTTTGCTGGTTCAGATGACCTCTGATGTGGTGCGTTTGGTGAAGGGGATGGACATTCAGAATGTTGAATGGTCGGCTGAGGGCCAGATGGTTACCAAATATAAGGTGATGACTATCCAGGTTCCGCAGGTTCGTAGTGACCAAGATGGAAATTCTGGAATCGTTCACTTCTCCTAAACAATGAAATGGCTAATCATGCCATTCTCAATATTATAGGATATGGTTATGAGTGGTTATTACATAACCCACCATTCCCAGATTGATGGGAGTGGTTTGCCTAGAGTCAATCTAGGTCAATATGATGTCGTTCGTGGGATTGATGGAAAGACTATGAATGACTCACCACTTAGTGCAAGGGCTGCTGAACGGTTGTTGAGCAAACTTCCAAGGGTTGATGAATCGTCGCCAAATAAGGAGAATGTGAGATTCGTTATGGCTAATCAAAATATAAAGTGGAAGAAGATTGGTCGTGGAACGTTCAGGACTAGGTCTGGTAAAATAATCAAGCCCGGCCAGATGTTTGAAGCCTCACCTGAAGAAATTCCTGAGGGTTTCAGGGATGTTATTGTTCCTGCTGAACCATTGCCTGAGGAAATTCAAATTGAAGTGATTCCCCCTAGTTATGAAGTGAAATCAGTTGCGCCGGGTTGGTATGATGTTATTGATTCTCAGGGTAAGGTTGTCAATGAAAAGCGGTTACGTTATCCTGAGGCTGAGGCGTTGGTGAGAAGGCTCAAACAATGATTTGGGTCGCTCCCAAAATGTGGGAGGATGGTGAGTGTTGGATTATAGGGGGAGGTTTCTCATTCCCTAAGCAGTTTGGCATTCCTGATGATATCATTAAAAAAGTTGTGGGAGGCAAATTACCAGTTACAGCATATTCTGCTTATTTGGATGTAATTTGTCATAGGCATGTTATTGGTGTGAATAATGCTTACATGCTTGGAAGTTGGGTTGATTGTGTGTTTTTTGGAGATTGTGGTTGGTATTTGGTTCATCGCTTAAAACTGGCAGAATTTCCAAATTTGAAGGTTACATGCTGTAATCGTTTTGCTAATAAGCCTATTGAGAAAAGTGAAGGCATCAAGTATCTAGCTAAGGATTCAAACAAACGTTTTGGTATAAGCAATAATCCTAGTAAGGTTTCTTGGAATGCCAATAGTGGTGCTGCTGCAATCAACTTGGCCATTCATTTTGGTGTAAAACGAATTATCTTGTTAGGTTTTGATATGAATATTGTTGATGGTCCAGCCCACTGGCATAAGGGTCACGGAAACAAAAAACCTCCTCCATTTGCTAGGCACTTGAAGGGTTTTCCACAAATAGCTGAAGATGCTAAGGTGCTTGGAATAGAAATATTGAATGCTAATCCTAGTAGTTCAATTGATGTTTTCCCGAAAATCAATGTAAAAGAAGTTTTGTGAATTTCTAAGATGTTATGTTCACTTATTTTGGTTGCTTCTTTTGTAGCCGCTACTGCAGTATTAGATTGTTTGATGGGTGATGAATGGTGAAATTCAAGGCTGCGATATTGGTTGAATTTGGCAAAATAGTGGTGGACGAGATTTCTGTTTTTGAGAAACTTAATGTTGGTCAGGTTTTGGTTAAAGTTAATGTTAGTGGAATTTGTGGGGCGCAGATTGGTGAAATTTTTGGAGCTAGAGGTCATGATCCATACTTACCACATTTGCTCGGTCATGAGGGTGGAGGTGTGGTAGTTGATGTTGGATTAGGGGTTTTGAAAGTTAAACCAGGTGATAATGTTGTTATGCATTGGCGCAAAGGAAGTGGTATAGAAGCTAGTCCTCCAAAATACAAGTGGAAAGACAAAGTTATTGGTGGTGGTTGGATTACCACCTTTAATGAATATGCTATCATATCTGAGAATAGATTGACTGTGGTTGACAAATCTGTTCCGTTTGAAGTTTCTGCACTTATGGGTTGTGCGATAACAACTGCATTTGGGATAATTGATAATGAAGTAAGGCTCAAACTTGGAGAATCAGTGGCAGTGCTCGGTTGTGGTGGTGTTGGTCTGAATGTGATACAAGCTGCTGATTTGTCTGGCGCTGAACCAATAATCGCTCTCGATAAATATGACCACAAATTACTTTCGGCATGTAAGTTTGGTGCTACTCATAAAATATGTACAGTTGGTACTGATTTTAGAAAATTGGTAATGGAAGTAAGTGGTAATGGTGTCGATGCATTCATTGAGTGTACTGGAGTTCCAGAACTTATCACCAAGGCACTTGATGTAGTTAAACCAGCTGGTGGCAGATTAATATTAGTTGGTCAACCACGCTATGATCAGGATGTGATATTCCCAAAAATGCGTAGAAATTATTGTGGAAAAGTGATTATGGATAGCCAAGGTGGTATGGTGAATCCTGATGTTGATATTCCTAGGTATGTTCGTCTTTATCAATCTAATAAATTAAATGCTAGTGAAATTATTACGCATAGATTCCCATTAGATAGGATTGATGAAGCGATATCAATTGTGAGGTCTGGAGAAGCTGGGCGTTGCGTGTTGGTGATGTGATTTCAGGTGATGTTTTGGTGATTGGTGATGTAATGCTTGATGTGTATATTAGGGGCATTGCTACTAGACTGTCACCAGAAGCACCAATACCCATTGTTGATGTGACATCTGAGGAATACGCTCCTGGTGGAGCTGGCAATGTTGCATTGAATTTAGCTCGTCTTGGTTGTCATGTTAAGTTGTTTGGTGCATGTGGAATGGATGATGCTGGAAGTCGTTTGTCTGAACTGTTGGTGTTTCATGGGATAGAGCCTGAATTGTTTTTGGTAAACGCCATGACGCCGATGAAAACTAGGATTGTTGCTAGTGATCAACAGTTAGTTCGGTTTGATAGAGAGGAGATGTTTAATGTTTCTAGTAAACAACTTTTAACTAGTGTGATTGAGTCGGTGTCACAAGGTAAGTTTTGTGCAGTTGTTTTATCAGATTACAACAAGGGTATTTTGTCATATAAGTTTTGCCAATCGTTCATCAAATATTGCAACGTTAATGGAATACCAGTTCTAGTTGATCCAAAACGTGGCGATTGGTGTCAATATCGTGGTGCTTATTTGGTAAAACCAAATCTGAAGGAGTTTTGCTCCGTTGTTAAGCATGATGTCAAAAATGATTCTGATGTTGTTAGTTGTGCTAGAGTTTTGCTTGATGAATACAATTTAGGTGCAATTCTGGTTACTATGGGAAAAATGGGCATGATTTTAATTGAGCGTGATAAAGAAGAAAAATTTATTAAGGCTGAGATTAGGGAAGTTTTTGACGTATCTGGTGCTGGTGATACAGCTATTGCAACTCTAGCTGCTTGTCTTTGTTCGGGTTTTAGTTTGCATAATGCAGCAAAAATAGCTAATGCAGCTGCTGGATTAGTTGTTGGTAAACCAGGCACTTCGACTGTTTGTGATGATGAATTGACAAATTATGTTTCGGAGATTGTCAATGAGAAAGTTGATTTTTGTTCCTACCATTCATAGCACTGGCACTTGGTTTTGTCTTGAATTGCTCAAATCGCATAAATCTGTTACCAATTTCATAACTGAAAAAACCTTTGTTGAAAAGAAATTTTTTAATCTTGATGGAACAATAATTTTCCATCATCACTTCGATAATACTCAGCGTGATTTGAGTGATTTTATGAATCCTTCTGATAAGATAGTAGTGACGGTGCGTGATCCATTGTTGTCATTGTTGACCGCCAATGCGAGAAAACAGGGAGGTGAAACTCTTTATCATATCATAGACGGATTTCTGACTTTGATTGATTGGGTTTCAAAATATGATATTTTCTTGTTACCAGTTGATTTGTATTATCATAAATCAGTGATGGAGCGTTATCGAATCACTTGGATATAGGGGCTTGTTGTGGTGGACTTCTTAAGGCAAGTGATTGTTTATGATTGTGGTCTTACCAAAATGAGATTCGGCAATCAGGGTGATGGTGGTTACATTATGTTGGTTGAGCCCTGTTACGCTTCTTCGTATTTGTATAGTTTCGGCATAGGTGATGATGTTAGTTTTGAACTTGATGTGGTAAGGAAATTTCCACGGATAAAAGTGAAAATGTTTGATCCATTTATAACTGACTTGCCTGAGAATCATGATAATTTTGAGTTTTACAAACAGAGCATCAGTAGGGATTCTCTACCCCTTGTGGGAGTTGAGCACAATTCTATTTTGAAAATGGATATAGAATATAATGAATGGGAGTTTATTAATAAAATTGGTGAA